ATGGTCGTAGACATACCGATTTTAGTAACCGAGGTTAACAAGCTATATCTTTCTTCCAAGTTTGATACTGATCCTTTCATTTTATCCAAGAAAAATATCTTCGGTATTTTCCTTTTGAATTCATTGTGTAAAAAAAAGAATCTACCGATCAACAATAATCGTATTGACCTGAGTAAATATGATCAGGAGCTAACGGTTCAGATAACGGAGCGTGCTTTTAAAAACAGTGGTTATTGTGTACCCAGTAAGACGCTTGTTGATTTTAATAATATGGTTAGGTTCATCTTCCTGGATGAGTTCCATTCGTACATGGATTTCCATATTACTTACAACCGGTCTCAGATCAGGCAGTGCATTATTGATTTTATGAAGAAGTGCAATTTGCATGAGGATATCATCGGCATAAGGACATTGGAAAAAGATTACGAGCGATATCGGGATCGTCAAAATGAAATTTTAGGACAATTCTTCAAAAAATCAATTGCCTAATTCTTTGTGACTTTAAAATGACAAAAAACTAGGGGACGAAAGTGTCGCAAAATTTTACACTTTTTGAATGTCGTTTCTTATCCTGGTCAATAATTCAAGTTTGTATTATGATAAAGAATTTCCCAAAGCGCCCGATCTTGAATCCTGGAGGATTAGGATCATTCTATTTTATACCAAAACATGAGATAGAGAAAATTCCACGAGTTCATAAGGGGCTGGCTCAGCAGCAGGTGGTTTTTAAGAATTCGTCTTTTTGGTACACCGGATATGCAAGCTCTGACTCATTGGATTTTGGCGAGAAATATCAGACCTCTGACAATGGAGGGTATTTCGATACAAATATAGATGGTGCTTTTCCTGGTGACTCTTCCGAAATTCAGGACTTGTTTAAGAGCATGGGAAATTTTACGGTTCGCTATGTCATTGTATTTGTAGATCTGCTGGGTAAACAGCGTATTGCCGGGCTTGACGGCGATCTATTTTTTACGTACAGTTATTCAGCAAAAGACAAACGATACTCATATTCTTTTGAAGGTAAATGCCTCGAAAGCGCTCCGATATACCCGTATACGATCAATTTATAGTCGTTTCCATGCAAAAAAGCCGATCAATCTTTGTGCTTAACAAATTGATCGGCTTTTTTAATGAATGGTTTCAATGTAATTTCTTCAATTCTTAGATCATCGTGGCTTCTGGATGAATCCTGGATCGACGCAAACTGGAGTTTGATCCAGATGCTCCTTAATGGAGAATCCGTCTCTTTCAATTCCTCGGCTCCTTCAAACCTTATTCTTGATCCAAGTTTGGCTCGGTACAATTATCGGGATGGCTGGACTAAAGCAGGTAAGGACTCAATAGCACTTTACGATCTACGTGGGCCGATCATGCATTATGGCTTTTGTGGCGATGGAACGCATGAGCTCCATAGCGCATTTAATGAAGCTGAAAATGCGTCCAATATCTCTTCACATTTCTTTTTAATCGATTCTCCTGGGGGACAAGCTGATGGTTTGCTTGAATTTATGCAGGCAATTATGGCTTCTGTAAAACCTAGCTTGAGTTATATCAATGGAGGTATGGCAGCGAGTGGTGGTGGCTTTATTGCTGCTGCTGCAGATGCTGTATTTGCTTCTTCCAAATTATGTGAGATAGGAAGTTTTGGTGGTTATTCCACTTTACTTGACGCTACTGAACGTGAACAGAGAGAGGGTGTTAAGCGGATTGTTATTAAAGCCAAGCAGTCTAAGGATAAAAATACCGTCTATGAACTTGCAAAAGCTGGAGATAAGAATGCGCTAGCTGAACTGGAGGATCGTATTTCTCTGGTTACGGGCGAACTCCTAGATGCTGTACGGTTGGGGCGTGGCGATCGATTAAAAAATGACAGCTGGGCAACCGGCAAAATGTATTTCGCTGATGAAGCCATGAAAATGGGCATCATCGACGGTATAGGCACAATGGACGATGCTATTAGACATCTCCGCACACTCACTTCAAGCAAGAAAACTAAAAATTTTAATATGAACAATTTTAACAATGTGGCTGCATTGGCTTCTGTTGAAGCTGAAGGAGCTGAAGCAGCTTTAGACCTGGCTAACGCTGATCTGACAGCAGCTGGTATTACGGACTTTACAATCGTCGAGCAATCAGTTATCGATGAGGGGGCGCGCGTGACAGCTGAACTTGCGACTGCTAATGCTTCGTTAGCTACGGCGAACACGACGATCGCCAACCAGGAAGCAACAATTCAGGCGAATCAGACCCGCATTCAAACTTTGGAAGGTGTGATTGCTAAGCGTGCTGCTAGTGATCCTGGAACGAAATCTAAATCTGCAAAGAAATCAACAGAGGATCCTGAAATAGAAGAGGAGGAACCTACTACTGTTGCTGCTCACAATCAGATCGCCGATCGCGGAATTTTTGGTTAGTAGAATTAAGTGTTTATAATTTAACCGTGTATAATGAGAATTAATATTGATGAAGTAGTAGCCGAATTTGGCAGCTATTATGTAGATGGTGGGCAAGGGATGCAGAACCTTCAGACGGTTTTGATGCAGAGATCTGTTTTTACACAATCTTTTCCCTTATTGCCTACGGATAGTACTGTTGTTTATAAAGCAACAGCATCGATCAAACGGGTGTTACAGGCATTTCAGCGCAAATTTACGCCGATTGCTGGTAATGAGGTCAAATTTGAGTTGGAGAAAATTGAGCTCGACCATGTTAAGATCGATGAATTGATCTCTCCAGACGAAATTATGCCGTCATGGCTAGGGTTTTTGGCTGAAAATAAACTGGAGCGTAAGGATTGGCCTATAGTTCGTTATATTTCAGAACAGCTTATTATTAAGCAGTACTATGCTGACTTAGAGCTCTTGGAAGCCTTTAAAGGAGTTAAAGGCGCTATCGTAGATGGAACAGCTACAGCAGCTGGTGCTTCTTTAAATGGCATCCGGAAAAAAATCCGAGATGGATTTGCTGCTGGTAAGACAAAGCAGATTGTACTCGGGGCTATGCCTACCGATCCAGTTCAGGTAGCTGATTATATTGAGAATTTTGTGAAGAATATTCCTGATTTGATCCGTACGGAATTATCAGAAGTTTCGGTTAGCCTAAAAGTCGAGCGCTTGTATCGTGAGGGTGTTCGAAAAAAATACAATCTGAATTACGAGCAAAAAACAAACTTATCTACTCTGATCGATGATCCACAGATCACAGTCAAAGGATATCCGGCAATGGATGGTAGTGATCTGATCTTTACCACTCCAAAATTCAACAAGGCAAATCCAATGAAGGCTGGAGAAAATCAGGGAAGATTCGATGTTCAAAAGCAAGATCGTGATGTTAAGTTGCTTTCTGACTGGTGGATCGGATTAGGATTCTGGTACTTGCCTTATGTGTACCACAATGACCAGGATTTAGTAGCATAGGCTTTTTCATAGTTAAGTATATAGTTGTTTTGGTTGTGGGCTAGTCCCACAATCAAATTTTTAAAAATTAAAAGATTTAAAGCAATGGCTGAAAATGAAAACAAATCAACTCAGCAAGAGTTGGATACGGCGACAGCAAAGATTATCGCTGGAAAGGATAAAGAAATTGCTGCTCTAACAAAAGAGCGTGATGTACTGAAATCCAAAAACGACGAGCTCACTACCAAGAATTCAAGTCTTGAGAAGGATCTTGCCATAACAAATACCGAGAACAGTAATTTGAAAGCAGATAATAAGTCATTGAGCGACTCGGTGGATGCCCTAACAACAGAGCGTGACGAAGCAATGGAGCTGATGACTACCATGTCAAAATCACTTGAAAAGGTTCAAAAAGCCGCGAAAGATGGATTTCAAACGCTGGAGCATAAAGGTAAAACATATTCTATCCATGGTAAAACGTTCTTTTTCGAAGGAAAGGAATTCACCACTGAGAATCTTTTGGAAGATTCTGATTTGGTTGGACGCTTGTTGAAACTTGGTGTAGGATTTTTAAAAGAAGTAAAGGAGGACTAATTGATGTACAGTGCAATTAAATTTTTTGCTGGGATGCTATGCTTGATCATGGTTTCCCTTTTTATTGGCAATACCATTGCTTCAGCTACTGGGAGTAATTCTGTTGGATTGGCGTTTGCTTCAGCAATCTTTATCGGGTCTTTTGTCCCGTTAAAAAGCGCTGGTGTTTTACTAATGGGGTTGAACGCGAAAGATATTGTCTTTCAACAGGGTGTTTTCAATCCTGGTGGAGTAGCAGGAGAGGTCTATTACGCTTTTACTGAAGATATAGAAACGTGGCCCGTTGCGCTTTCAAAAATTGTGACTGAAACCGCTACTGACTTTGAAGATTTAGTTACGGTAAAGGCTGCCGATGATTTCAAATTTAAGACCGGTAAGTCCTTCAAGAAGCTATACGTTACTTTGGAAACTGGTGAGCTGAAGTATTCGCTGATCGGTGCCCGTGATGGAAAGTCGTTCCAGAACTCGATGGAAGTATCCTATCCAAAAAATGATGCTACAATTTCCGGGTTTGTTGCATCAACAGCCAATCGCCGGATGGTATTTATTGCCATTGAGCAGAATGGTACTGCAAAGGTTTTGGGTACAAAACAGTTCCCGGCTCAGCTGGATACAGCGGAAGGCGGTACTGGTAAGTTGATCGAGGATCCGAATACTTTGGTGCAGACCTATATCTCAAAATCACCAATTCCACCAGCGATTTATGAACCGCCAATCCTATTGGAACCGGTTGGTCCATAATAGTATATTTTTAATGCGTGAAATAAAAAGGCTCTTGTTGAAGAGCCTTTTTTGTAAATACATATAATATGAACGATAAGATTGTAAAGATTATCAATATCTTGGAGGAGAAGTTTTATGTGCCGGTACGAACTGACGGTGAGAATATTTTGATGGAGCGTGATGAGATCGAAGCTCAAGTGAATATCTATTGGCAAAAAGATAGTAATTGGGAAAGTATAGATGTTATTGAGGCGCTTGATTACTTGCAGATACCTGCTTTTTTAAATGACTCAAATGTAATGGTTTATATCTATAAGCCGAAAGTGTCGTTTTAGCTAAAATTGGCTCAAATACCTTTGATTTATGGCAATTTCCGTTATTCAAAGGTATTTAGAAAACTCGCATCGCAGCTATGAGGAAGGTCGCGTGTTGTTCGAAAAATTTGCCTCGAGCAAAGTTCTGATCTCTTTTTTTCGAAGCGGATCATCACCGCTTCATTATAATCGTTTACTTGAGGAGCTGAAGAAGCTCGCCCAGGAGGATCGCCCATCTGATGTCAAGGTTGCCTCTAACACAGTAGAGAAATCGATCATTGCTCCATTGGAGTCTTTTGATATCCCTGCCAAAGCTGCTTTGAATGACGATTATTTCTTATTTCCGGAAAAAATCAAAGAAGTAGTCCGGAGAAAAAATATGCATTACCGACGTTCACAGCAATTGTTTATTGAAATTGGTTTTACGGATGATCCTGACAAGAGGCTTGCAATGGCGGAGACACTGCTGAATGATCATGAGCAGGTGAACGCTTGTTGGGCTGTCATTGACGAATACAAGCAATCAGGTAAAATTTTTGTAGAGAAAGCGAAGTCTATTCAGGAGGAAATCAATGATTTACCGCTTGATAAATTGCTTGCTCATCTCAAGAATATTCCTCCCAATATCTCGAAGGATAAAAAGAAGCTTGAAACCTTAGCCGATGGACACCAAAAAGCAAAGGTGCTTTCTCGCTTTCAGCTTAACCAAATTAAACTGGATCTAGTCAAAAAAAGATTGGAGGTCCTAAATGGCTAAACCAATTTCAATAGATTCCAATAAGGATGATATCCTAAGCTATCTTAAAGATCCCGATTCAAAAGAGTCCGATCTCACTGTTAAGCAAACCAAATTGCTTGAGTGGTATGTGGATGCTTATACATTATTCAGGAATTACAGCTCGATGACCGAAACTATAACCGTTCTCAAAAAGTTAGGAAGTCTTCGGGATAACCCGATATCCAATTCAACAGCTCGGCGATATATCAATGATGCCCTGGAGATTTTTGGATCGGTTGGCCGTATGAAGGCCGATGTCATCAACCACATTGTGATTGAGACTCTTCTCGATGCCCGGATCATGGCCAAAAAGCAAAACAATGCGATGGCCTTAAAGGAAATTGCCAAAGAGCTGAGAGCTGCTGGAGTCAACGATGAAGCAGGCGCTTTGATAGCTGATCAGATCGAGCAACATCAAGTTATCATTTCACTTGATCAGACAGCTCAACGTGCATTGCAAAAAATACACGCCGGTGGAGTGATTGATCTCGGTGATATCTTAAATAGTATGTCTGAAGAAGCTCAGGTGATTGGGGAGGAAAGTAATAATGGTTGAGATCTCGAAGCCTAAACTCCAGGTAAATCGCAATCTAGCGCAGATCCTGATTCGGACTGCGCCGCAAAAAATTAAGGTATTAGAAGGGGCTAGAGCAGTAGGTAAGTCGACGGTTTTAGCGGATGAAATGTCCGAAACAGCTTGTGATATGCCCCGGTCTACCAATTTCCTCCAAGGTAGAACATATCAACAGATTTTAACCAGGACATTGCCGTCCACCATTCTTTCTCTGGAGACTTTGGGTTATAAGAATGGTATACATTTCACGATCGGGCAAAAGCCTATCTGGAAGAAGTACAATCTTCCTTATGAGCCACCGTTGGATTGGGGGAAAACTATTGCTTGGTGGACCGGAGCTGTATGGGTGATGTTAAGCCAAGATGTTTCATCTCGTGGTATCAATACGTGTTCTGGTTTGGCCGATGAATACTGTGAGCTTGATCCAGTTAAATTCCAGGCTGAGACCTATGCAACTCTGCGCGGTGGTAAATCTCATTTTGAGCATAAGAAGAGATGGTTGTCTCAGGTATATGTAAGTTCTATTCCCAGAACTCAGGAGGGTAAACATATCTATACCTATGAGCAGGCCGCTTTAACAAATCCGGACGAGGTATTTTATTTACGAGCTCCCACCCGGATCAATGCTGAGAATCTTCCTGATAATTATTTTAAGATGCAGCGTCGTATCATGTCCAAATATGAATACGATATCGAGATAGAGAATATTCGGCCCAGGGCTGTTGGTGGGGGATTCTATCCGGCATTCAATGAAAGGAATCTTTGTTATGATTCTTTTGACAATGATTATCTGAGGGGGTTAGTAGATGAGGGTGTTGGTTATGATCGCACTAAGTTTGAGAAACTGGATTGCCGTGAGGTAACTGATATCATACCCAGCACACCACTGGATATAGCCCTGGACTATGGAAAGTTCTGTTGTATAGTCACGGCTCAGGAGACATTCCTGAACGAATGCAATTTCCTTTCCTCGATTACGCCTGAAGAAGCTGGGGAAATGCTGGAGATACTTGTCCAGCGCTGGTGCGATTACTATCAGCCTCATCCCACTAAGCGCGTTTCGTATTGGTATGATCAGACAGCGATCGGTAAAGACGGCCGTTCGCCTAAGACTTATGCCGATATCGTAGTTGAGGTGCTCATCAAGAATGGGTGGGATGTGGATCAGCAATATTATGGTGCAGCACCTGAGCACTCGGATAAGTATAAGTTCTGGTCTATTGCCATGCGAAATGATCATCCATTGCTACCTATATTCAAATGGAACCGGACAAAATGTAAGTATCTCATTGAGTCGATCAATAACTCAGCAGCTAAGGAGGGTAAGTTTGGTCCGGAGAAAGTCAAGACAGATGAACGTAAGACGCACGTCGATCAACGGTATACAACACATCAAGGGGATGCAATGGATATGATAGGGTACTTTAAATATTCACATCTTATAGAGAGTAGCCAGGGATTATGGCTGCCATCTAGGTCTTCAAGTTAAAAGAAGCCCCTCGACTTGCCTTCGAAATTCTCACAATCAAAAACCATACAGTGCATAACACACCGACGTGTCGAGGGGTATAACCTGACGCGATGTTAGAGTTATGCAATAAAGTTTTTGATTGTGAGAGCACAAATTTAATAAAATATATATGAAAGCAAGTAAAAATTACAATTCGTCGCCGTTGCCGTTTATGGGACAAAAAAGAAGATTCCTTACAAAATTTAAAATTGAGCTCGAGAGCTGTGATCCTAATGCCACTTATGTGGATTTGTTTGGGGGAAGTGGTTTGTTGAGCCATACAGTTAAACAGCATTGTCCGGATGCGCAAGTCATATACAATGATTATGATAATTTCGCAAAAAGGATTGAGTGGATTACTAATACTAATAAACTCATACAGGATATACGCAATCTAATCTGTGACCTTCCTAAAGATAAAGCAATACCCTTTGAAAGAAGGCAGTCCATATTAGATAGAGTATATTCAGAAGAAAAGCGTTTAGGATACGTTGATTATATCACCTTATCATCTAATTTACTCTTTGCAATGAATTACGCCCTGAGCTATGATGAATTAACAAGACAGGTATTTTACAATACGCTCAGAGAAACACCTTATAATGCGATTGGTTATTTAGATGGTGTTCAAAGGGTCTCCATGGATTACAAAGAGTTATTTGAACTTTATCGCGATCAGGCTAATGTTATATTTCTCGTTGATCCGCCTTACTTATCTACAGATGTTTCAAGCTACAAATCATCACATTGGAAGTTATCTGATTACTTAGATGTATTGGATGTGCTTGACGTTGAGCAATACTTTTATTTTACATCCAATAAGTCTAATGTTGTAGAGCTATGTGAATGGATATCTAAGAAGGTTCCTGGGGCTAACCCTTTCGAACATGCTATAGCTATTTCCCATGCAAATAATCCTAGCTATAATTCAAAGTTCACCGACATAATGCTTGTTAAACGATAAAAGAGCCGCTTTATGCGGCTCTTTTGTTTAGTGATTCTCCTGGATCGAAATCATATTCCGTGGGGGTGTAAATGGCAATTGCCCTTTTAGGACAGGGCACGGCGGGCTTCAAGTAGATACTTTTAATGGTTTTTGGAAAAAATAAATTGTTTAAATAATTGATTTATAGTGTTTTGATATGTTTTTAATGAAGTTTTTTGAAACATTAATACTAACAGGTTGAAAATCAGTTGAAATATGTTCTTGTCGTTTCTAATGGACTTATTAAATAGATTTTTGAGCATGGATAAAATTTCTTACACGGAAATGCTCAAGATACTGGATCGCTGCCGATATCAGTCTTCAGACGAAACGCTATCAATAACTTTTTTGAAATGCGATCGCAAGCGTGGAACTGGAGGGCAATGGCAAACGATTGAAAAGGCGCAGATTTGCGGCCTGCCATATTCAGTTAGAGAAAATGAAATGCGTGGTATTGTTAACCTGGAATCAGGTATCAAGTCAGCTTTTCATATCCAGTTAGTTTTCGAAATAAATGGCAAACGCGTTTTCAAATGAGTACTAGGCATACACAATTTTCCAGTGATGGTTTTCCGCTATATTCTTTCAGAGAAGGAAGTTCTGTAGTTCTAACAAATGCTTCAGCTGGTAAATCCGGGGAATCAGGCATAGCAAATTTTTCTACTGTCCTTCCAAATAAAAATGAGTTTTCCGGGGGACGTGATTGGGTACCATGGGGGAAAAGTGATAAGTTTCCTGATGAAATGTGGGCTATGGTGCGCAAAAGTGGCGTAGCCATGAGCGCGCTAAGGCTTTTGAATCTAAAATTGTTCGGTCAAATGGTTGTTCCGGCTATTCCTAGAGAATTAGACGATAACAATCAGATGAAATATGACCTTGTAAAGGATCAGGATGTGCGCGATTTCTTTAAGCGCTCCAATTTCGATGTTACACGGCTGGCAATTATCCAGGATTATAATGCATTGGCAAACTCATTTCCATTGTTGATGCTGAATGAGGACCGCTCAAAGATTGTCCGGATCGGGCATGATAAGGCTAGAAAATTCCGATATCGTCCCTACAATGAAAAAAGTGGACGAATTGAAAAAGCTATGCGATCGGCAAACTTTCCTTCACCTGCAGATGACTATGACGAGTTTGATGTGATTGATTCGCGAGACTGGTTTTCGGAAGTTGATCGCATCAAATATGTTGAGAAAGGTCATAATTATGTTTTCCCTACGTATTATCCTGATCCGGAGTTTGATTACTATTCCTTGGCTCATTGGGATGGCGTTCGCTCTAATGGCTGGCTGGAGATATCCAATTCTATTCCATCTTATAAACGAGCAATCTTTAGAAATCAAGCAGCTATTAAGTATCACGTAAAGATTTCCATGTCTTACTGGCTAACCAAATATCCTAAATGGGCATCAATGGGTGAAGCTGAAAGGACAAAGGCCGTAAATGATCAGTACGATGAAATGGACAAGTATTTAACCGGTACCGAAAATGCGATGAAAACATTTGTTTCATTCTTCGATATTAACAAACTGAATGGTACAAGCATTCCTGGTATCGAAATCGTTGCGATTGATGATAAGTTGAAGTCTGACGCTTATCTGCCTGATGGCGCAGCTGCCAATGCCGAGATTCTTTTTTCAATGTTGGTTAATCCGGCAATATTTGGTCTAGGTATGCCGGGCGGATCGTATGGTGGAGCCAACCAGGGAGGGTCCGATATCCGGGAGTCCTGGTTAGTGATGAATGCCATTAATGCTGCTGATCGTGCAATCATTTATCAAATGTTTGAATTTGTCCGGGATTACAACGGTTGGAATCCTGACATGACGCTTTTAACTTTGGATAAAGTGTTGACTACTACGGATACAGGTAAGGGAAGTAAAATTGTTAGTTAAGGAGGTGATTTATGAGACTATTTTCAGATATCAATGAGATCAAGCAAAAAGTAACCTTAAATGATACTATAAAGCTACAAGAAATTCGTCCTCAGATAAGCAGGACCGAACGCTCCCAGATACAGCCTTTACTCGGCAATGAGTTCTATAATGAATTGGCTGAAGCTTACGCAGCAGCTTTAGCGATTTTGGAGACAAAGCCTGAAGCTGAAAAAAAGAAAATTAAAGATTCCGGTACCCAGTACTTGTTGATGACCGAAAAGTATTGGCCTGTAATGGAAATCGTGCAAGATGCGATCGCTAACATAACTTTCATGAATGCGATTGATCAGGTTCAGGTGAGTATCGGAGCCACCGGAGTCTCCATTTCTGTCAATGATACGAAAAAGACTGCTTTCCAGTGGCAGATTGATAATCTGAAGTACCAATTTGCCAGTGACGGTTTTAATGCGCTCAATGAGCTGCTACTTTATCTGGAAGCAAACTTGACTGATTTTCCGGTATGGGCAGCTAGTGAGGCGTACTTTGAACAAAAGAAATTCTTTGTTGAAACTGCTGAGATTTTTTCTGAAAACTATCAGATCAATGCTAACCGGATGACCTATTTGACACTTCGATACATTATGAAGCGTGTTGAATGGAATGATGTCCGGACAAAAATCAGCGAACCGCTTTTTTTGAAACTGAAGGAGAAACAATTATCCGGATACACCACCAAAGAAAAGATTCTGCTGGAGCGCTTTCTTATACCAGGAATTGTATTGCTGACCGTAGCGAAAGGTATTGTCGAGCGCGCAATAGAAGTCACTGATCTTGGCGTTCAGATCAATCTGTATACCTATTATGTGACCTTGAAGGATGCCCGTAAAAAAGGCGGAGACAGTGAGCGCGAAAAAATGATTGAGCAGCTCACGAATGATGGTAATAAATATTTAGATGAAGCAAGAAATTACATCGACGCGAATGAGGCGGATTTTCCGGATGCGAGGGATGTTGAAACGGAAATGAGTTATAGAGTAATTAATAAACCTGAAAGCGGAATTTTTGGAATGTAATATGGAAAACGAGCAATTCTCACTTATGCAGCTTGTCATGGCTGTAATTAGCTCTGGAGTTTTATCAACAATCGTAACCTATTGGACGAGCAAAAAGCAGACAAATGCTGTGATTGAGCAGACGAATGCCACTGTTGATGAACAGGTGCGGACAACTTATGGAGAAATGATCAAAGATCAACGCACGCAGATCGGGTTTCTTCAGGATCAGATAGAAACGGCTCTCAAAAGGGAGCAGGAGTATATCGCGCTTTTAAATAAAGCTAATAGTCTAACAAATTCGCTCTCTGCAGAACTTGCGGCTTGTCAGTTGTCTATTAAAAATTTGGAAGCAACAAAATTGAAGTACGAACAAAAATTAGCCTCTTATGAAGATATCGCAAAACGCGCTGAGACTCGTCAAGGGGTTTGAGGAGCTTAGGCTTAACGCCTATTTAGATAACTTCGGTGTTTGGACTTTGGGCTATGGTACAGTAAGATGGCCAGACGGCCAAAAGGTACGCCAGGGGGATCGTATCAAGGATGAGGCTGAGGCGAGCGATCTCCTTAGATATTCGCTTATTTCTCCGTCCAGAATAGTAAACTCTCATGTGGATGTAAGGTTAACCCAAAATCAGTTTGATACTTTAGTATCAATTGTTTATAGTATACGTGGTTTAGCTTTCAACCGGTCGAAATTGCTAGGACTTTTAAACAATGAAGAGTATTTCAAAGCAGCTGATGCAATTCTCGAAATTCCAGCCGAAAAGTGTCGCATGAGATTTAATAGGGAATTAGGACATTTGAAACGTAGACGCTTGAGGGAGCGTGAGTTGTTTCTAACAATATAGGTTTGTTATTGTTGGTGATTTATTGCAAATCTGATCCGGGAGTGAAATTAAGGACAAATTTTGCTCCTGGTTCTCAATGTTAAATAATGGTTCCTGGTATATATGCGTGAGGGCGGTTTTTGGTTGGCCACCCTCTTTTGATCAAGTTATGGTAAGGCTATATTCTTTCATTCTTCTATTACTATCCCTGACTGGGTGCAATCTGTTTCGTAAGAAAACGGAGAGCACCCTTTTTTCTGCTGGCAGGGATAGCTCTTGGCGTATCACTAGTGTTTCAACACTGCAGGGAAATTACACTGTTAAAAATAGCTCCGGATCAGTAGCGCTTGAAGCTAGAGGCTTTGATGAGTTCAATATCAATAAAGATGGGAATATTGATGCTAAAGGCAAAAACGGTGTATTGATTTACACCGGAACCACAAAAGATTCCTCGGCCACTGGAGCAAGTTATATAAATAACACCTCCAGTAATTCAGGACATATCCAGGATTCTATTAATCTCAATGAGCAGGTACATGTGGATGCTGGAGCTAAAGTCGATAAATGGTTTTCGTGGTGGTTCGTGGTTGGGGGAATTATCGTGGCCATAGTTTTGATTTTAGTTTTTTCAAATGTAGGTTGGCCAGCCATTTGGAACAGAATAAGGGGAATGTTTAAAGCAAAAGCATGAGATATTATTTCTTGTTTTTTAGTTTTTGTCCGGTCTACGAAAAATTCATTGAATTGGAGATTTCCAAAATTAACGTTGTGCCGGCTCATTTATCAAAAGAGTATTATTTAGGTAAAGGATTTAACCTTGGTTATGAATAAGGAGGAAGCTTTGCAGTTTATGAAAGATGGCTCTAAAATCAGCCATGAATACTTTCAGCCTCACGAATGGATGACGATTCAGGATGGGGAAATTCTCTTGGAAGATGGTGTAAAGTGTTCCCTCGAGGAATTTTTTTCCTGGAGGTCTACAGGTTGGGAAGAGGGCTATTGCTTCTTTTCAGAAAAAGATCAAAAAGCTTATGAGCGTGCGAAGCACCATAATTCTTTGGTTAATTCCTTGAGTTTAGCAGAATTGGAAGCAACACCATTTTATCTCTGGGAACATATGGGGCTTCTTAAAGAAAGAATGGCTGAATCTTCCGAAAAAAGTGTCCGGGCAATTTCATTACTAGGAGGATCAGCTTCATTGGCTGGAGAATCTATGATGAAATTTTCTAAGGCAATGGCCATGTGTGGTCCAGTACTGGCCGATACCATAGCGTGTGGAAAAGTGTTGGATGCGTGGCTACAATCCGAAGAAATTGCAAGTAGATCTTTCACTGATTTTTTTATTGAGAAAATAGGATACGAAGGTAAAACGCAATATGATGTCGACAAGATGATTGCTGAATTAACCCTGGAACGAGGTGTTGGTAAAACTTATTCAGATTGGTTGAAGGAGAAGGGAGTAAAGTATTGTGAATTTATGACAACCTTTTGGGTTAAAGAGATGGCTATATTAGCCGTGAAAGGAGTTGATAATGGCGCATAGGTTTGTCGAAGTATTTAGGGAAAATGTTCCTATAGCGGTACGTTTGCAGGACCTTTTGAAATATGTTGAAAAAGCCAGGGAGCTTCGTTGTTATGAAATGAGGATCATAGTCTCATTTGATCCGGCGAATCCGGGAATAACCTTAATTTTTGGGAGGTTGATTATAAATGATCGGCTGAAAGCAGGAGTCTTTTTCCCTGACTTCGATCATAGAGTTCTTGTTATCCCTGGAATCGACATGAGTGAGAAGCCATCTATGGGGGATTTTATTCAACCACATTTATCTGACGCTCTTAGTGCGGAATCTTTCAGAACACTCAGATGGTTGGAATTTGCTGAAGAAGTGCCAAAATTTAAGCGTCGGCTTTTTCTGAATGATCATCCAAACCTTGAATCAACGTTTGCTGAGACTTCACTTAAAAGTCAAAAAGAATTTGAGAGAGAGTATTTATCTAGTCCTCTGCCTGAAGAACCTGAAACATTAAATGATAAAAATGGAAAAACTAACAATAACCGGCGCTGATCAGGAATGGGTGGCCGATGTACCTCAGAGCTGGGATGAAGTCCCGTTGAATCTATATCCGAATCTTGCTCAATTATATCTCAAAGAACTGCCTCGAATGACGATCAGTGATAAGTTGGTAAGAGTATTGTATTTGTTAGCCTGGAGTGCAAAAGATGGAATTGACCGGTTTGATCTGCCACACCTTCAGCAAGCTTTTAAATTGGTTGAATGGGTATTTAGTAAAGTAGAGATCAAAATCAACATACTTCCGGAATTTACACATAATGGCATCCGTTATTTGGGGCCTGATCCGCTATTGGGTAATATGCGTTTTGGCGAATTTGTTATGGCCGAAACATATTTTATCCAGTACTGGGAACATAAAAATCCGGAAACATTGAATAAGTTGATTTCGGTTTTGTATAGACCAGAGGGTAAGGGCGCAGCGCATGAGATTGGAAATGTAGAATATTGCGGTGATCTGCGTGAAAAGTTCAATTCTAATTTAACTGAATTCCGGGCTGAAGAACTTAAGGATCTTGATCTGTCTATTAAAGACGGTATTTATTTGTACTATTTAGCTTCCAGGTGGAAAGCTTTTGACAGTTATCCTCATATTTTCCCAAAAAAGAAGAATCAAAATATTGACACGCCGAAACAGAAAGTGCCTCGTTACGGTTGGTTAGGAACTTTTGATGACCTAATCGGGGAAAAAGGGCGTACAGCAGAAACATTGGAAAATGAGTTTGTTCATACAACACTCATGAGCCTAGAGCGTGGTCAGATTAAATTCAAAGAAATTAAGAAGAATAGGAAATGACGCTAACTAGATACATGGAACTTATTACATTATTCGCGATTGCGGATCCCGATCTTCTGCACACTGAAGAAGCTCCAGCTATTTTCGATTGTAGTGCAGATGAAGCTGCTGCAATTCTACAGAATATCGGAGATCGTATGGTTTTACTTGTACCTCCTTATGGCAAAAGTCCTAAAAAGAATAATGCAAATGGTAATATTTGGCTAAAAGAGGGCCTTGTTGTATGCGTGCAATACGTACCATTGGACAACATGCGGAGGAAAACTGAAATTATTGATAAAGCTGAAATCGTATTGGATCGGCTTTATTTGTATTTCAATAGATTGAGATCTGTTCCTCCAGTCCCGGGAAAGGAGCCATTTATGTTTGATCCTCAAATTTGGAATGGTGATTCGATCGGCCCGATCGGTGAAAATCATTATGGTTATTATGCTGAGTTGGGGATTAGGGACAGTATAAAGCTTTAGTTTCTTTTTTTAATTTGTTTAGTTAGGCCGCTGATGAGATATCACCGGCTTTTTTTATGTATTTTTTATTTCAATAATAACTCTTGGTTATTCCGTGATGAAGCTGATGTAATGATAGAGTTGATCGGATCAGGGGAAATTCCTACTCTTTAACGGCCAAGTTTCCAGATTCGTTTTATCAATCAATTGTCGTTTCTGAATTTATTTGGAGAGCGATCTTTGTAATATGGCAATTTCAATCGTTAAGCAACCCAATAAAGTTTCCTGGTCTAGAAATCCAATCGTATTTGAATTCCATACCGATCAAGTAATTCTAGAGGCTGGTCGCCCTTTGATATTTACTTTGGACTTTAGCCAGGTTGATAATGTCGTAGATAGTCAACTCCATACTCCTGAAAAAACTTATTATTATTATCTTGATTGGTCGTTCATTTTAATTGTAAAACAAACGCAATTTCAATTCTCATGTGAATATGCTAGTCCTATTAACAAGTTTAAAATTCCTCATCGCATTGGGCCAACTGAGACAAAACAAGATTGGTTGATAAAAGTTAAGGATGCAATACTGAAAGCATTTAACCTGTCATCTTTATTTACTGGAGAGATCGTTGGTCAGAAAATTAAGTTTACCTCAATTGAGAATGAAGCTTCCTTGGATGTGCAAATTCAAGATGTTACCACTGATCTCGCTGTGGCTATTGAGACTACTCAAACGCCGGTGTCAAAAACTTATACTCCTAATCTTAAAATTTTTGTAGAGCTTATCGCGATCGATTCCTTGTTGGCGGAGCGCTCCATTGTTTCTGCTGCATTAGTTCCGGATAATCAGGGCAATGCTTCTTGGGATTTCTCAAAGCCTCTATCTTCATTATGTTTAAGTGATGGTGCCGACGTTCTATCTGTGGAGGATTCCCATATCGTAAAAAGTAAATCTGTTAAACGATTTTATTTGCGAGCGACAGAATTGTCCGGTGAACCTCAAGCTCCTAGGACTTCAGCAGTAACAGAACAATTTATTGGAGTTTATGGTGGTCTTCCAAAGGACATGCAAAATTTAAATTTTGAAGAATCCATTTCTGAAAATGGACTTTCTCGATTTCTATGTACAGTTCAGGAAAGGAAAGTTATTCCGGATCAACCGAATTGGTTGTCATGGTTCAATCTTAATGAAACATATACCGAAGTCAATGTGGAGGTTGAGGTGCTTTACAATGAAGGAACGCCATTCTCATTTACAGCTTATTCTATTGCTGAAATTAAACAATTTGAGAAGGTGATTATTCCCGTTGGACTCGCTCAAATAGAGGCAAATAACTACTATCCGGAATTGGATATCGTTTCGTATAAAGTTTGGCTGCAGGTCGATGGCGAAAAGATTTCAAACGTAAAACAATTTTATGTTGATGACACACTTCACCAATATCAACGCGTCTTTCTTTTTCAAAATTCCCTCGGATCACCTGAGACTTTATACACTTCAGGTAAAAAAGCTATTTCATACGAAATTGAAAAGAGTAATGCTTTCATTTCTCAGACTGGAAACTTTGATCTGAAGAAAGGCGAAAATATCGATTTGGATATCGTGCTCGAGAACAAAGAGAAAATCAGTACTGGATATAAATCTCGGGATGAAATTATATGTTTCCGGGATTTTATATTGAGCCGTTGGAAATTGGCTCTTATCAGCAAGGAATGGTGGCCGATAAACATTTCATCATCATCCATTGATGAGTCACAAGATGGAAATGGGCTCTATGCATTGTCATTCGAAATCAGCAGCCAGCATTCTCAAGAACAATTTTTTGATAAATAATTATTGATATGGACTATAATATAGATCTAAATGAGTTTGATATTACTCTCGTCCGGGGGACTACTGAAGAATATCAATTTTGGGGATGGGAAGTGATCGAGAAAGACACTGGTGAAATCGTGCCTTTTAGCTTGGCCGGAAAAGAAATTCGTGTACAGTTCAAAGACGATTTAAACGCTTCGGAAATAGCTCTTGAACTTACTAAAGCAAATGGAGGCCTAACGATCGAGCCGACAAAATTGACTATGAATTTTGGATTAAATACGATCGAACTTAAAAAGGATGTGTATTTCTATGATATCCTTGTAATCGACGGTACCGAGCGGACAACATTTGTCAAGGGAAAATTAATATTAACCGGAATTGTAACTAAATAATAATGGCAAAATCATATAAAGTTTCCGTATTCGCAGGAACAAAAGTTGTCGCGGATATGGCTCAGCAGGTAAAGAATGCAACGATTGAGGCATCTATTCAATTGAAAACCATCAAAGGTGGGGCGACCTCTGCTACAGCTACAATTTTGCCTCCTGGTCCTGTAGGAGCAAACCGAAAAATGGAAGATGTGGAAGGATGGTTTGTTAATGGTACGGCCGCCAATCCTCCTGTTGCTACGGGTACGGCATGGGAAGCACCTGCAGGCAATAAAAATACGAACTGGTGGGATGGAATAGCTGGTACCTGGAGCTTAGGAAGCAGTGTGCCTTTACCTAATGGGAAAGATGGAAACAAAATAAATCTTTGGTCAGAATTAGAAAAACCAGTTGAGAAAAATTCTTTTGTTTGGCACAACAATAATGCTTGGTTTGCGAACAAACAGACTGATCAAGAACCAAGTGATGAGAGTGAAGACTGGGTTAATATTTTGCACTTAAATAGAGTGCATGGGACTTTAGGTTTTGATAAATTTGTTGATGTTTTTTACACATCGATAAAAAAAGACAAGTTTTTATTTCATGGACTAACAAATTCCGATGGAAGTCTATCTGAAAATGTAAATTTCAGAAGCCTTTTAAATCAGCCTGTTAAGAAAGGAGATTTAGTCGTTGTGACAACTTTTGGAAATTCAACAGGAGCGTTGTTGTACGCCTTATTTAATAAAAACAAAGTCTTTTTAAGGGGGGAAAATAATGCGGGTTCATCAGGTTTAAAAACATTCTATATTAATGTAGAAGAAGATGGATATATCAATATTTCATATCACTATTATACTGAAACCGAAGCTCAACAACCATTTGTTGAAGTCCTTATACCTGCCGTAGATTTTAAAAAAGATATTGAGAAACTTTTGAAAAACAGTAGAAATCTATCTGTTAAAAACTTAACTGGAGCGGATTTTTTTGAAAGAAAATTTATATACAACTTCTATGGCGAAGGTTACACGAATGTTAATTCTACTAGGTGCATATCAGATTTGATCTTTGTACCGAAAGATACAAAACTTACAATATACTTAGCAGTTGACAACATATCACAAGGAGTCGCACACTTTTTTAACCGAGAAAACATTGAAGGGATTGATTCTTATCATGTTGCTAAACCACAAAAAGCTAATCAATTAGAAGTTATAGAGTACACTACATGGCAGGACTCATGGGTAATTTTCCAATGTGAAAAAGAATTTTTAAAGGATGCTTTTGTTCATAGAGATGATGTTGAGCTAATTTATGCAACTCCTGATAATTTGTCTGACGTGCATAAATTGAATGAGAAACTTTTACACAACTCAACGTCAGTTGTTAAGAATTTAACTTCAATAGACTTCAAAGATAAAAAAGGAAATCTAAATTCCTACGGACAATTCTATGAGATGTACAACACCAACAGACGGATAACAGATCGATTTTTTGTTCCTAAAGGCACAATAATTGACTTTCAAATCGGTACAGATACTTGGGGACAAAGGACTGTCCATCTTTACGATTCTGAAACCTCTGAAACTTCTTATGAGAGTCATGGCGGTTCTGCCGATAATGAACTCTATAGAGGTAAAGTATATGTCGCTAAAGACTCATGGTTGGTTTGTCAGATGTCGACAAATCAAGACTTAGAAAGAACTTTTGTCAATATATCCACTTCAGAAGACATCTTTGAGAAATCAAGACCTTATAATTATGATTTGTATGTGCCTAATTATGTTTTTGGTGTTAATTCTGGTAGTGGAGAACCTCGTGAATATTTCACTAACATCTATGCCGAGTCAATCGTCAGAAAGAAATTGTCTGTAAAATTGAATGGCGGGCTTAAAGCATCTCTTCAAACTCATGTTCGTAATGATGTGCCTATTGAAACGATTCCTACACAAATCGAAATAACAAGTTCAAATGATAAGGCAATTGAGCAATTTATCAAGTTAGATTATATTCGAGCAAATCGAAAAAACGCACAAAACAAACCTGTTTTGATGCTAATGCTAGGAGATTCTATAACTGACCAAGATGTTGATTTTTTTGATAAATCAGGAGGGGGAACAATTTCAAATTTTATTGGTCAATTTTTTGAGATGGACAATAAAGATGTTGGTAATATTACTTTTAAATCATTAGGGACAAAATCTCCATCCGATAGAACTATTAATTATAAAGGCGAAGATATACGAGTTAAAACCAAGTCCGAAGGACGTGGAGCATGGGCGGCATTCACTTATGCTATGCTTCCAAAACTTGGTAATTTGATGATAGATGATTTAGTCTCAGAACATAATATTCTTACCTCGCAGGCCTTATTTTCAATTCTGGGTTTAAAAACCAAAACCGCTTTTGATAGTGAAAGTCCTACTATAAATAGAGAGTGGGAAAACACTTTTGAAAACAACAATGAGATATTAAGTACTCCTTTTGGCCGATTTAAGCCTAATATTGACGAACATCTTTGGAAAGTTTTGAAATTAAGATGGGGGTACAGATCTAATTATGCGAGCTACGAAGGCAATCAATCTGCAATTTACAATGAGATAAACGAGTTTCTTTTTGGTCTTAACGGTAATATTCAAAATCCAACAGGAGGAGTAAGTTTGAACCCAGACAATGTTTTTTTTGACATTAAGGCTGCACAGGCTTATACAGGCGCTCATATTTGGAAATATCAAACAGCCTTTAGCTTACAGGCTTGGCTGGATAGATATAGAACTATGGATGATCTTGGAGTGAGGTTGACAGGTAATGCTAACCAAACTGTTGTGGGTTCTGATGGCAAGTCTTACAAAATTGGTAGTAAGGTTAGTAACGTTAACGACTTTGATGTAGCGACTCCTACACACGTTGTATATGCCTTAGGTACTAACGATAGCGAAGGTTATACCTATACTAATCAAATAGGTGTTAATTTATTGAATATAATAAAATCACATAATAACACAATTCAAATTGGATTCAGTTATAGCCGACATTCAGGCGTTTACTCGCCGGGTGAATGGGCCGATTACGGATTTATGAATGATAGATTTCCAACAGGTAAATTCGCAAAAGATAATTTTTTTAAAGAGTACTTAGGAGATTTTAATTTATCAAGGCGGATTAATTATATACCAACATTCTTCACTCAATCTCCATTATCAACAAAAGATGAGCGTTATGCGTATGACTTAGATGATACGATAAATGGTGCAAAAAAAGCAATAGCAGGAATAGATATTACCCATTTTTCTGCGACAGCAATGCGCTCGATTGCTTATCAGTTGCAAGCATGGATTTATTGGACTTTACAATGATATGGGTTAAATTCTTGGACACTCAATGGTTAAATCCTTAAGTAAAAAATAATCACAGCCCCTTCGGGGGCATTAATCTAAAAAGGGGACGAGATGACAGCAAAAGAAAGAATAAAGGAATTACAGAAATCCGTCGGTGCGAATGCCGACGGTATTATCGGAAAAGAAACGTTGTCAAAGTTTGCTGCTAAGTTTGGCCGTACCCGTGTGCAGACAATACACTTCTTCGCCAATATCCATCACGAAAGTGGAGGGTTTACAATTGTCCGGGAGAATATGAACTACACCGCTCCAAGAATTATGGAAATATTCGGTGTTGGACGTCATTCAGCAAAAGTTACCGTGGCAGAAGCAGGACGATTGGCTGGCAATCCTTGGGAACTAGCGGAACGTGTTTACGGTTTAGGTAACCCGAAAAAGGCCAAAGAACTTGGTAACACTAGTGCAGGTGATGGATGGAAATATCGTGGAGGTGGCGCATTGCAATGTACCGGAGGATTCGACTACAAGCGCTACGGCGGTAATGTGCTATATATTAACCCCGATCTGATCGGAGAATCGGCATATTACTTTACAACCGCTGTGAAGGAGTTTGACGCGAAGAACATTTGGGCTACAGCAAAGGATCTTTCAGAAGCGAGTATTCGTGCGGTTTGCCTTGCAGTGAATGGAGGATACAACGGCCTTGACGACCGTCGGGCTAAGGTGAATTACTACGCTAATTTGTGGAAATAGAATGACTCTACCATTTGCAATTATTACGGATGAGGGTGTCGTGCTGGATGTTTCACCAGACAGTAAATTGACTGTTGAATTTGTTGCGACGACCTTTAATGAGGAAACTGTTCTGAAGGGATCCTATACGTATCCGGTTACTTTTCCACCGACGGAGAAAAATGATATGGCTTTGGGTTATGGCCGGTTCCTGGAGAACCGGCTAGGCCGAAAGTCCATCGATGTGAATATTTCGTTGCTTGGAATGTCCTGGAAACGTGCTAAATTGGAGTACGATATTTCTGCCCGAAGCAAATATGAAGGTTATTTGACGATTGATAATTCAATTGTCGCTGATCTGATGAGGGACAAGACAATTGCTGAAGTATTCACTACGACGATCAACTCAAAATTTGTTTCGCACAAATCGATCCGGATCGATGGACCAGGAGCAGGGATCAATGATAAAATTGTCGCTATAAACAGTTCTATTGGAGTCTATCCTTTCTGCATGCCGACTTATTTGAATCCTATGGCCGATGGCGAGCTCAAGATTAAAAATGATGGGTCGAACAATATTGATTTCGAACAGTCTGTAATTAATGATTTTTCGGAGGGGTATACTATAAAAGGGGGAACTAGGTTGTATGGTGCATTTTTCTACTTGACCTGGGTGATTAATGAGGTCTGTAGGTTTCTCGGGTTTCAGGCTGAAGGATCTTATTTGGATGACAGTTTTATAAAATCACTGATCATAGATAATACCGGCACGAGGACTGGAGATGATATTTTGGCAAATGGTATGATAAACCCTGCGCAGCACTTGCCCAAGTTGTCAATTGCGGATTTTTTCAAAGCGATCCGGAATGATCATCGTGTGATGATCTATTTTGACTCACAAACCAAAAAAGCCTACTTTGAGAAAGCGACCAAGATATTGTCCGAACCTAACCGGTTGGATATATCCGGTATGCAGATCAAAGACTCTGTATCGATCAAAAGGCAGTCAATTAGTGCCTATAAATTGCTTGCTAAAGTAGATGACGCAGATGAAATGTACAAGGCGCTGCCGTATGAAGGATCGGTTATTGTGGGATATACGGATTCATTTAAAGAGGTGGAGATGGCCATCGGCCAGCCGTTTATGTGGGCTGAGAAACTTTGGAATATTGAGAATGTACGGTTGCCCCGAAAGACACAGATGGGCAATTGCTATGGTGTCGCCCTAAATGAGATGCCAGCATACAATGCCGATAATACTTATGGCAAAAATTCTTTTGCTTTCCGGCTGCTTTCCTATAAGGGTTCGGTCGGATTTGGTGGTCCAGTATGGATCGCTGAAGCTACAGCGGATGATATCGGCAATCTGAACAGAACATTTAATAATTCGCTAGATCTGGGCGGTGAAAAGGGGGTAATCAATCGTTTTTCATTGGCATGGTATGCTTATTACTGCATTTCTGAGCAGGTGGAGATATCGGCAAAATTTGATGTTATTCAGTTTATGGCAATTGATCCATTGCAAAAGTTGTTGATTGCAGATGTAAATAAGGCAAAAGTGGAGGCGCTGATCGATAAGGTTACGTTTGAGCCTGCGAATAATTCTGAGCGCATTGATGCGAAGGTGATCTGCTATCCACATTATGACCTAAATGCAATAGCATCGGGATTTAGGGTGGTTGTCAACTCTCCTGAGACTGTTACGCCGGAAGGGAAACTTTATGCAAAGGTATTGTTGAAAAATAAGCCTAACGGCAATAGTTATCGAACATATGCAGATCTTGTTTTAGAATTTTATCAGGATAGTCAGATGTCCATACGTGCAATCTCAGTGAATAACCTAAACGTACATGTTGACAGAAGGATTGTCAACGTTGATGATCAATCCATTCGGGAAGAGGGGCCGTATAATGATTATGTGGTATCTGAGAATGTTGTTGTCCTGGCTTCAAATGTCGATCGGTATTGGTGGAGATACGATGGAAGGGATGCGTTAATGTATTATATGGTAAGCGATCCTTCTTTATTGCATGATAAATTTGAAATCATGGGCCACTGGGTTGTCCAGCTCGATGGACAGTATGTTTCTTACTAAAAAAGGGTTGCATGTGCAGCCCTTTTTCTATTTCTTTTCTTCTTCCAGCATGTTTTGCATTAGAAATATTATTTCTCGCATGACCTTTAATGGCCGTTTGACTTGTGACATTGGTGCGTTGTCCGGAGCTCCGTCGATCGCATAATCTGCAACAACTTCAAGTTCAATGATAAGATCACGGATATCGCTGATCCCTAATTCATCAATATTATCTAAAAATGATGATAATTCGATTAGGTTTACATCATACTTTTTTGTTCCACCCTCGATTATTATGGAATGTTTTACCAATTCACTTGCAAAATTCTCGTTTTCTTTGTTCTTTTGAGTTCTCATTTTTGAGCCGTTTTAAATGGTTTAAGAATTGCCCCAATGCGCGAACATTGGGGTTTTTGTTTTATTTTACTTCTTGTTCCTCGGGAAAATCTAGTTTCATCTGGTCGCCTGACGCTTCATATTCCTCAAAAGTATACTTGCGTACCCGTTCAAGTTCCTTTTGTGCGTTCTGCATTACATCCCTGGCTTCTTTGAAGCTAATTTGCGCAGCTCGATATCTGTCAAAATAGTGGTCAGTCTGTTTGCTACGTTCAACTACAAAATCCTGATATTTCACGAAGTGCTTAAAAAGGACATCATAACATTCTTGACGATACATTGTCACCGCCTGACGAGCTTCTTCTTTTACGTTTTTTGGATTAATTGTAAAAAGCCAACCGAAGACATATTTTAACGGTAAACAGAACATTTCGTATTGCTTTTGATCAGCTCCAGTTGAGGGGCTCAGCACCCCAACTGAATTTAATATTTCATCGTCTTTTATTTTGTCCCTTTGTGCTTTGTCGTCGATACCTAACGCTTCACAAATTGGCTTTATAGGGATTAATTTTTCCCCTTCTTGCTCGATTAATAGGATGCTAACCTTGTTAACAAATCCTACTGATTTTTGATTATTCATTTTGTATTTATAATATTATTAATATAATTAATACAAATATAGATTTATAAAATATATTAACAAAATATTTTATATAAAATATATAATGCATACATTTGAGCATGGCAAAAATGGCAATTGAGATATCAGAAGACGCTTACATCAGATTGTTGGAAATTCAATTGGATCGTAAGAAAACAAAAAAAGAACCCAGCGCTATTAATAAGATAGCTGCTGAACTGCTGGAAGAAGCACTAATGGAAAAAACCGAGGAATAGTAACCTCGGTTTTTTTGTTTTCTGACGGCTCCTTTCAGGGGCCGTTGTCGTTTCATGCGAAAATTCCGGAAGGAATTTCGTTGCATGGCTTCGAATAATGAAAATAGAGGGGTAAATATATACCTAAATGCAAATGCAGCTGATGACACATTAAAACAGCTCAAAGCCTCGGCCACGAGGTTGAGGAATGAATTGGCATTGTTGCCCAGGGGATCAGAGGAATTTGCTGAAAAGAGTAAGATTCTAGAACGGGTTAATTACCGGCTTGATAGTCTTCGTAAAGAGGCAAATGGAGTAAGAGAATCCTTTTCCCATGCAAAGGATGAACTGGCTGATTTTGGAAAACAAGCGGTCGAAACTGGAGATAAATTTTCCGGATTAAAAGGTAAACTGAATGGTTTAGGGAAGCTAGCTATTGGAACTTTGATCGGGGGGTCTGTATTAGATGTAGCAAAAGATATTCTTTCTCAGAACAGGGAATTATCTGATTCGTTTGCCGGGGTAATGAAAACCACTGGTTTGACTGAAGTTCAGGTGGAATCTGTCAATAGATCTCTTCAAAACATTGATACCCGGACAGCGAAGGAAGAATTGCTGGGATTAGCTCAGGTTGCTGGAAAATTAGGATTGTCATCAGTCGAAGATGTGGAGGGTTTTGTTCGCTCTGCAGATAAAATAGGCGTAGCACTGGGAGAAGATCTGGGCGGTACTGAGCAGGCGGTAAATGAACTCGGAAAACTTATTGACATTTTTAAGATCAAGGAGGAATTCGGAATTGAGGATGCGCTACTCAAAGTTGGCTCGGCTATTAACGATCTTGGCGCAAGTGGTACCGCTAATGAAAAAAACCTTATTGATTTCTCCGCACGATTAGCAGGGATAGCTCCTGCAGCAAAAATTTCTCTTCCAAATGTATTGGCTATTGCAGCAGTAATGGATGAACTTGGTCAGTCCATGCAAACGTCCTCTACAGCTGTAGGGCAATTCATCGTGGGAATGGGTAATGACGTACCTAAATATGCTAAAATTGCCAAAATGGAAGTACAGGCATTTGCAAACCTTTTACGAGATGATGCAAATGAAGCAATGCTACGTGTATTGAATGCTTCCAAGAATACGGGCGGCGGAATTGCTGAACTTGCCAAAAATATGAAAGAGTTGAATGTTACTGGTTCCGAAGGGCGTGCGGCTATCGGTGCTTTAGCCAATAACATCGATAAACTTAGAGATAAGCAAGATGAGGTTAGTAAGAGTTTTATTGATGGTATATCAATTACAAAAGAATTCAATACCGCCAATTCCAATCTAGCTGCTAATCTTGATAAACTTGCGAATAAGTTCGCAACGATGTGGGAGAACTCTGGCACTCGATCATGGCTAACAAAGATTACAGGATGGTTAGCTGATAATAGAACTGAGGCACAAAAACTATCTGAAGCCTATGATGAACAAAAAACTAAAAGCGACCAGCTCTCAACTGCAAGTGATACGTTATTGAAACGCTATGACAAATTGAAAGGACAGGCCAAATTAAACAAGGATGAGCAGACAGAATTAAAAAGCGTCATCAATAAGATTGCCGAATTAATGCCTGAAGCGATAACGGGGTGGAACCAATATGGGGATGTACTGGATATAAATCGAAGAAAGGTTATTCAATTAACGGACGCGCAAAGAAATCTAGTGAAAGAAATGAACATTTCTACTGTAAAGGAAGGAAATAAACAGATAGAGAGCTTGCAGAAATCTATTGAAAAGGACCAACGCGCTTTGACCTTTGAGAGACAAAATCAAAAATATCAATTCAACCAGAACCAAAAGGATAAAGTACAGAAAGAGGATATTGATCCTTTGATCGAGAGTATTTCAAAGAAAAAGGCTGAAATCATCGATATAGGAAAGAAAATACAAGATTTAGGGGGAGAGGTAAACAAGATCGGGCAAGGCTATTTAAACGTGTATGTTAACGATCCTGCGACAAAAAAAGCCGGTTTTGAAGGGATGAAAGCTGGCAATGAAGCTTTTCTCAAAGATGCTGCCGCAGTAGAAAAAAGAATTAAAGAACTACAAGCTGTTATAAATGATCCAAAATCGGGTGCAGAGGCTGCAAAGCAAGCCGAGCAGTGGATTGGCCAACTTAAAAAGCAATTAAAAGTTATTAAGGAGCAAAATAAAGATGCTGAAATAAATACACCAGATAAAGAAAAAGGGACTGGTAAAAAATCTCAAGCCGAAAAAGATCGGGAATCAGCCCAAAAGCTTTACGAAAAACTTGTAGACGAGGAAAAACTATTTAATGCTCAACGCTATCAGGATCAGCTTGCCGAAAACGACAAGGAAATTGCCCTTGAACAGGCAAAGTATGATAAACTTATCGAAGCCTGGGAAGGTTTCCGGGATAAAGCTGAAAAAGGTTCTTTCGAGCATTTAGATGCTGAAGGTCGTCTCATTTTCCTCAGCAACGAGAAAAAAGAAGCCATCGATAATCTCCGTTTAAAGCAGGAAGAAAAGATATCTGAAGCAATCACCAAAATCCGCTCCGACATGGGGCAAAAGATGCTCACGGAGCTTGACCGGGAGAAAATTCGTATTGATGAGCATTATCAGAAACTGCTGAAAGACGCTGGTAACAATGAAGCTCAAAAAGCCCAGATTAAGGAAGCTTGGAGTAAAGATGTGAAAGATGCTGAAGCTAGGAACAATGAGAGACTTCAAAAGGAAATAAAAACCATTGAAGGTGGAACAACCGGATTTATTGCTGATGAGCATAAACGAAGAATTGCTGAAATCGAAGCTCAACATCAGCTCGAGATAGATAAGCTCCGAGAAAAGTATGGTGAACAATTAAAGGACACTGAGCTCTTCAAGCAAGCTATGGATGCCCTTGATGCCAAGTATCAGCAGAAAAAGGATGAGGAGAATGGTAAGGCCGATAAGGATCGTGCAAAGAAAATAAAGGACGCTGCCATCCAAGCTGCAGAGGATCTTTCTGGAGCGTTGTTTCAAATTGGAGCCAACAATCGGCAGGCTGAACTCGATGCAGCCCTATCCAATATCGAGAAGCAGCGTGAAAAGGAATTGTCTAATAAAAATCTCTCGGAAGCTCAAAAAAAGGCAATTAACGATAAATATGATAAGCAGGCACGTGCTGAAAAACTGAAAGCGTGGAAGGCTGATAAAAATGCATCATTGCTTCAGGCTGGGATCAACACAGCTTTAGCTGTAACAAAGGCATTGCCAAATGTATTCCTGGCAGCAGCTGCAGCTGCTGCAGGAGCTGCACAGATCGCGGTAATTGCAGCTACAAAACCACCACAATTTTTCCACGGTGGTTTTACTCCAGGAAAGAAAGCTCAGGGTAAGGTTAACGAACCGACTTTGTTTACTAACTCATTGGGAAATCAATTTACTGCAGGTGAAAACCATATGCCGGAATATGTGATTTCTTCAGAACAATTGCGTGATCCCCGGATCGCTAATTTCGTGGATATGATTGAGGCCGGGAGAATAAATCAAATTGGGAGTCTGACAGCTCAGTCACCAGTGATTGTTCAGAACAATTCAGACACTTCAGTTCTGGAGAGTAAGATGGATCTGCTTTATCAGGCTATGATCGCCATGGGTGATAAAAAGGTCATCATGTTGTTTTCTGAGTTTGAAAATGCCCGGGATACGAAAGTTAAAATTGAAAACTCTGTAAATTCTTAAAAATGTGGAATAATCGAATAAAAGCCTGGGGAAGGGGAACGATAACCTCTATAAAAGGAAGCTATGCTGCCATGGTGACGAGTACTCAGCAGACTGGGGAAGGGGAAAAGTCAATCAAAATACTTTATAAACAGGATTTTGGTCAAATCGAAAGGATATCATTTGATTTCAATAGATATCTTGTTTTTCTCCACAAGGGAGCTGGTAAAGGTGTGGCTGGATCGAAAGGATCAACTTGGGAGACAAAGTCTGGGAAAAAGAAAAGTACCAATCCAAAATCTTTGGGCAAGCTGGGTACTGGGAAACGTAAAGCCAAAAAATGGTTAAACCCTCAACTGGATAGGGCGGTTCCCAAGCTTGCAGATATGTTGCTCGAAGAGAAATGGGAGGGAGCATTGAAAGCAATACAATTAAAATAGCTACTGTTCCAAGTGTTCCAAAAGGGCAATTGCCATAAAAAAGCCCTTTTCATTGTCGAAAAGGGCGATTGGAACAATTGGAACATTTTTGCTGTTATTTTACTAGATCGTCGAAGAACTGCATTGTTTTACTTTTTGAGTCGCTGGCCATCTTGACATAAATCATCGTTGTTTTAAGATCTGAATGCCCCAAAATTTCCATCAGATCAACCGGGTTGCCACCGAGTAAAATAAAGGTGGTCGCAAATGTATCCCTGCTGGAGTGAAATTTCATGTATTTGTCTATACCAGCTTTAGTCAGTGCTCTACGTAATGCTTTACCCAGCGAATAGGATTCAATCGTTGGAAATATAATTCCTCTCTTTTTGCCGATCAGCTCCACAGCAATTTTTGGCAGGGTGAATTCAATGACTTTACCATATTTCCGTGTTTTGAACATACTTAACCGAAGAATATTGTTGTTGCGGATATGGAGCCGCGGATCAAGCTGCTCGATATCTGATTTTCTCAGTCCGGTAAAGCAGGCCACAAGATATCGACGAAGTGCGGTATGCTCCAATTCAGTTAGAAGTTCGGTGCCATCTTCGATATAAAAATTATACAATTTGTTGATTTCATCTTTTGTCAGAACCTCCCGGATCCCATCCTGATATTTTAAAGTTTTCAATTTATCTGCAGGACTTTCCGGGATGAGTCCTTTTGATACGGCCATAGTCAGAAACTTCTTGATCACGCGCATATGGCCGGCTGTTGTATTGTGTGTGAAATTGTCCAGAAGCCAGCGCTGGTGAATCCGGAGTTCGTGATCATCGATCGTATTAAATTTCCAGTAAGATCCGGTGTCTTTAAAGTATTTTTCTATCCGGGCGATCACAGTCACGTAATGTTTATAGGTTCCGTGTTCGATCAGATGCTCGCGGAGCAATTGCCTGCCTTCGCCTTTTATAAATGCGACGATATCATCTTTTGATATTTTAAGCGATACCTCGCGCCTGATCAGCTCATGTGTAATGGCTCGATCAAGGGCATAATATCTAAAGACAAGTGCATCGACGCGCGATCGCTCATTTTGTATCCGGAAATTATTTTGGGTGCAAAGGGTGTCATCATCAAATCCTTCACGGGGCAGGAGTACTCCATTGTCGAACTTGTCTACTGGCCACGAAATCTTGAGTGGGATCATGTCGGCAACGCCGTCGATAGATACGTGTATGTGGACAGAACCTCTTGCAGGATTTTTTCCTTGTGTCCGCTGTCTTATTGAAACTTTTACTTTTTGGTTGGTGGTTCTCAT